TATGGTGAGGAGTGGGTAACTGCAACTCGACAGTTAATCAACAATGTATCTATTGAAGTTGTTCAAAAAGTAGAGACACCTGCACCTGCAGACCCACAAGATGCAGGTATAGAAGGATAATCTAATGAGTGAACCTCGCTATCTAGAAGGAGATGACGAAGCACTTAAAGATGAGTGCGAATACTGCGGCAACTTTATATACGCATGTGCGTGCGAACAATACGACCCAGACAGGGAGCATGATGGATACTTTGAAGTATAAAGCAATGGTAAGCACAACCATACTTGCGGTTGCAACTATGCTAGGCATACCAGTTAAGACATATGTTAAACAGATACACGAGAGTGCAGACCCAACATGCATTGAGGTAAGTCCTAAGTACTGGACACCTTACATGTCTAAGGTATATGCGCGTGGCTTCATGGCTACTGAGTATCCAACATGGGGTAGAGCAGAGTGGCGTGCACTACTTAAACTATGGGGTAAAGAGTCAGCATGGAAACATGATGCAGATAACCCAGAGTCAACAGCATATGGCATAGCACAAGTACTTAATACCAAGGCTGGAACTCCAGCCCCTCTTCAAATTGAGAAGGGGCTGTCGTACATATCACACCGATATGGAAAGCCTTCAATCGCATGGTCCCATTGGAGGAAACATGGCTGGTATTAATACATATGATGTATGCCTAGTCTTTACAGTGCATGCATCAAATGATGATGAAGCAAGAAACAAAGTAACACAAACTCTAGCCCATGATACGCGTTATGATTGGGCATGGATATATACCACACTAACAAGGGAGAGCAATACAAATGAGTAACAAAATTAAAGTAGCAACTATCGAAGAGGTAGCAACAAAGCAAACCAAAGACGGACAGTTCACCGAAGGTGATACAGAACAGCAGTTTGCTGCTCAGTTTATTGAACTGTATCTAACTAACTTTGTTACTGTCATGGCTAATTCAAATGACAAAGAAACATTAACAGCCGCAGCAATCAACGCACTCCGTGATATACAAGTGCGTGACTATGCATTAGGTCTTATTAATGATGACAACATTAGTAATGTTATGGCTGCGCTTAATCACATGGTCATGGTCACACCTAAAAAGTACATCTCTGCACCAGCATCATTGCTTTCAGTTGTGTACTATGAAACAGGACAGAAAGAGCGTGCTCTTGCTACGCTAGGTTTGGCTAAGCAAGACTATCCACTAGCACAGTTGCTTGCTCGTTGCTTTATAGCAGGTTGGCCAGAAACATCATTCAAAACTATGCGTAAAGAACTACACCCTAAGGTAGTAGCAGGTATCTTCGGTGAGTAATCAATATATATTTCAAGATGAAAACGAATTCTTTCTTATAGATATATATGAAAACAAAGTAACACTCAAAGTAAAGAGAGCAGGATGGAGTGACACTTGGTCACTACCATTAGAACAAATAAAAGGGGAAACAAATGGCGGCTAGATTAAACACTAGTGCATGGACACGCGGAGGCGTGGGAGTAGAGGCTGGCTCTGCATCAGAAGCAGCACAGCAAGCAGGTCTTGACTGGGATGTCATGACTGTACCCATCCAAGCATATGTTAATAGCAATGTAAATCCATATGAAGTTGTAACAGATTACTACTCAGTACCACGCAAGCAAGGTATCTTGCGACTAGATAAAGAAGGCAACAACCGAGTCATCGGTGTTGTTGGTGAGAAGTATAAGATTGTGCAAAACATGGAAGTATTCAATGCACTAGATGCATTGGTTGATTCAGGTGATGCACGATATACAGCAGCAGGTGAGTACAATGATGGTGCTAACATCTGGATGATTATGGAATTACCTAACGGTGTGCATGTAGCAGATGACCCACATGCTGCGTTCCTATTAGTTCAATCATCACATGATGGTTCAGGTGCAGTGCGTATCCGTCCTATCATTGAGCGCATCTATTGTGCTAATCAAATCAACAAGTTAGTTACACGCAGCAAGAAGAATGATTACACTTATACAATGAAGCACACCACTAATGCTAAGTTGTCAGTCGAAGACATTCGTAACATCACACGCTTAACATATGAATCTATTCAAGAGTATGAACATCTAGCAACACGCTTGCTATTGCGTGAAGCAGATACTCAGCGTGCAAGAGATGTCTTCCGTAGAGTATGGGCACTACCATCTACAGTAGAAGGTAAGCCATATGACATGCTCTCACAAGGTGAGCGCCGTCAGCAATCAATTGCATATGCAGCCCGTGATAAAGCACTGGCTATCTATAGTGATTCACCAACACAGGAGAATATCAAAGGCACAGACTTTGGTATCTGGCAGGCAGTCGTAGAATATGCAGACCATCATGCTTCGGGTGGCTCCGAACGGCTCGCCGTTGCCACCCTCAGTGGACGCAGTGATACGCTAAAGAATAAAGCACTGGAGTTAGTGCTTGCTTAAGTTTCGCAAGGTGATTCCTCACCTTCTAGGATGGGTGGTCCCGCCATCTGCGAACACGGGACATACAACTATCAAAAGAGAGAAGAGTATGAATACAATCCAGATTACAAATGCAACAGGTCAAGTAATTAATTACACCGAGACAGAAGTCCAGACTTTCATGCGCAAAGCAGAGGTTACAGATGAACTCCAGAAACTTGCTGACAATTACCAAACAACAGCCAGTCAATACCGTAAGACTATCACTGAAATTCGTAACGCTATCCATGACTTCTTCCAAGAAGGAACATGGGATGGAACAGAAACTGTATGTGAGCGTGACGATGTTAACCGTTTGCTCGAATCAATCGGCGCAAACAAACTAATCGTTAAGTATGTAGGTACATTCACAGTTACAGCACGCTTTGAAATCGAAGCAGAAGATGAGCAAGAAGCAGAGAATCTTGTTCGTGATGGCGTGTCTATGTCTGCTGACTTTGATTACATGGATGAAGAAGTAGATGTTGTTGACATTGAGGTATATGAATGAGCGAAGAACTTAAGGCTACACTTGCACGCATGATTGCTGCAACCCAGCCTGTCTTTGATAAACTAATGGACGAACTAGATGAGTAGCCTACCATATGTTCCTTACTCAGGAACAGCAGGCTGGTCTGGTACAAGTACATCTAAGGCTAGGGCTGTAGATAATGTTGACTCTGGTAGGGAATTAAACAAACAGGAAAAAGCGTTAGCATATTTAAAAAAGCGGAGCGTCATCGGCGCGACATGGAAACAGTTAGCCAATGACATGGACTGGCACCATGGCACAGCCAGTGGTGTGCTGTCAGTACTGCACCAATCAGGTGCTATAATTCGTTTGACTATAGTTCATGAAGGCTGTAAAGTATATGTGCATCAGAACTTTAAAGATGCAGTAGCAGATAAGATTGAACCATACATCAAGAGAACAAAGGCTTGTCCCAATTGCGGACATGAGTCATAGCGTATGCTATGATACTACTACTAGAGGCGGGTAGGTTTTTGACTCTCTCCTTTCCTACCCCCTCTAGTTTTAACAAAGGAGATACATGCCAGAAGTAGAAGTACCCAGAGATAGATACGGCAGGCCAATGATTGTTCCACCTAAAGGTGGTAAGCCTGTTCCATACACACGCACTACTACAGTTGCAGGTTCATTAGATGATGGCACTGCACTAGTAGCATGGAAGTTACGCATGGCAGCAGCAGGATTAACACTGCGCCCTGACCTATTGCTTGCAGCATCAGCACATCGAGACAACAAGTTAGAGATGGACAAGTTAGTTGAAGATGCAATGGAAGCAGCGGGTGCAACCCGACAGGCTACCATCGGTACTGCATTACATACACTGACAGAAAAGTATGACAGAGGTGAAGACCTTGGTGTTATACCAGAAGATTATGTAGCAGACATACAAGCATATGCAGATGCAACAAAACATTTTACTAATGTAAACATCGAACAGTTCTGTGTACTAGATAAGTTTAAGATTGCTGGTACACCTGACCGCATCGTTGAATACAAAGGAGAGAAGTTTATCTCCGACCTAAAGACAGGCAGCATTGCCTATCCAAATAAGATTGCCATGCAGTTAGCAGTGTATGCACACGGCTTGCCGTATGACCCTGCCACGGCAACCCGTGGTTCTTGGGGTGACATCAACACAGAGAAAGGTATCATTGTTCACTTGCCAGCAGGCGGTGGTCAATGTACCCTCCACTTTGTTGACATCAAAGAAGGGTGGAAGGGTATACAATTAGCAATGAAAGTACGCGCCTTCCGCGATACCAAGAAACATCTAGTAACACCAATCAAGGAGTAACATGTCTCACTCAGAAGCACCTATCAGCATCAATCTAAAAACAAAATCAGGTACACAGTTAACACTGCGTGCTAACACATCAGATGAGTTCACTACACTAACAACATCTATCTTCTCAATTGTAGAAGCAATTGATGAAGTCGAAAAAGCCGTGCACGGTGCGGGTTTTAGCGCACCTGCAGCAGCACCAACTAACCCAGCAGTAGGCTATCTTGCCAACTCTATGGGTGCTACAGTTGTATCAGAAACATTTGCACCAGCGGCTGCACCTGCAGGCGGAGGACAACGCATGTGTCCTCACGGTACAATGACACGCATTCATGGACTAACAGGTAAGTTCGGTCCATACAAGGGACACTTCTGCCCAGCAAAGCAGGGCGACCCAACCAAGTGTGCTACTCAGTATGTTAAAGCAGGCTCACCAGAGTTTGCTACATTTGTAGCCGACCAGACAAAGGCATAAATGAAAACTCTACGCCGTAGCGTAGGCAAGGCAGAGGTAGGCGGAGAACCATTACCGCCACCTTTCCAAGCCTTCCAACGAGAAGGTATTATTCTCAGGCGTGCAGAGGTAACTGTAATTGCTGGCACTCCTGGTGCTGGTAAGTCTAGTATCGCATTGCATATCGCAGCAAGATTAAAACAACCAACACTATACTTCTCTGCCGATACCAATGCGCATACTATGGCTATGCGTTTACTTGCACTGCGTGCGAAGATACCGCAAGCACAAGCCGAACTAATGTTAAAGACTCACCCCGATACAGCCGAGTCTTTGCTGCGTGAGTTTGGTAATATGTATTGGTCCTTTGAACCTAGCCCTACACTCAAAGACTTAGATGAAGAAGTCTCAGCATTTGAAACCATGTGGGGCAGAAGCCCAACGCTTATAGTAGTAGACAATCTTATGGACATTGCTATTGATGGACATGAAGAGTTTGCTGGTATGCGTCAGGTTATGAAGGAACTTAAGTATCTCGCAAGAGATACCAATGCAGCAGTACTAGTGTTACACCATACGCAAGAAGGTGCACCTGGTTATCCGTGCCAACCACGCTCAGCGTTGCAAGGCAAGGTCGCACAAATTCCTGCTATGGTGTTAACAGTAGGACAGATGTTGCAAGGACAAGACTCATACTTGTGTGTGGCTCCAGTTAAGAATCGTTATGGTAAAGCAGACGCAACTGGTAACACATACATATCCTTATCGTTTGACCCAGCATCAATGTACTTAGAAGATGTAGTCAGAGACTACAGACAGGAACAAGTAATGCTATGAGTAGTGCAGCCAAAGCCAAAGGCTCAGGAGCCGAGCGAGATATAGTTAAGTACCTCAAAGAGAACGGCTTTCAATATGCTGACAGGCGATTGGCTGGCGCTACGCTAGACAAGGGTGACATCTCAGGTATACCTGGAGTTACAATTGAAATTAAGAACCATGCCAAGATGGACTTGGCAGGGTGGATAGAAGAATTGTTAGTTGAGATGGCTAACGATAAGGCATGGACGGGTGTGGTGTGGCACAAGCGCAAGGGACGGGGGAATCCTGGCGATTGGTACTGCACCATGCCTGGCTATGTCTGGTTAGATTTACTAAAGAGAGCACTCAATGGAGAAACCAAGCATTGAAGAATACCTGCACTACATAGGTGCAGATGTACCAGCACGCGGTAGTGGTTGGCGCAAGATGAAGTGTTGCTTTCATATAGACAGCCACGCATCAGCAGCAGTTAACTACGACAGAAACGCCTTTGTCTGCCACGGTTGTGGTGTCAAAGGCGATACTTATTCTCTCATCATGTACAAAGAAGGGATTGATTTTAGTGAGGCTAAACAATTTGCAGAGACAGTTCTTACTTCAAGCAACACAACAGTACGCAGCACAGATAGAAGTCGCGGAAGAGTATCTGTTAAGCCGTCATCTCTCGGTAGAAGAGGCAAGAACATTTCACTTGGGAGTGGTCGTAGACCCGCTGCCAGGTCATGAAGCATATAAAGGTAGACTTGCTATCCCTTACATTACGCCATCAGGCGTAGTAGATATAAGATTCCGTAGCCTGCATGGGGAAGACCCTAAGTATATGGGATTAGTTGGTGCTGAAACTACTATGTTTAATACTCAAGCCTGCTTTGTAGCAGATGAATACATCTGCGTAACTGAAGGTGAGTTTGATTGTATTATGATGACAGTCAAGACACAACACCCAACAGTTGGTATCCCTGGCGCTAACAACTGGAAGAAACATTATGCTAAGATACTAGATGACTTTGATACAGTCATTGTGCTGGCAGATGGCGATGCACCTGGTTTAGAGTTCGGTAAGAAGATTAGCCGTGAACTTGGTAATGTTAATATCATTAGCATGCCAGATGGTGAAGATGTAAACAGTATAATAATCAAGGAAGGAAGTGAATGGCTTGACGAACGAATCAGAAAATGCATTGCCGTTGGATAATAGTTTTTGGGAGCATGTATCTCATCTTGATTTCTCCATTGGTATACCAGTGTCAGAAACCAGAACAATGGATATGCTTACAGTATTAGAAGACATCTATAATACTATTGGTCACAGCCCAGAAGAAGCACAGCGTCTAGTTGTAATGGTGGCTGCAATCTTAGTGGCAGCCAAAGATGGAATGGCAGATGAACTCTGGCAAGAACTAGTAGTATCAGAATCAATGACAGAACTAGACGATAGCCTTAAGGAGATTCTCAATGAGACGGATTAGTGACTTGCAATATATCCTTGCAGAACTAGAACAAACCATGGTCAAGAAGCATAAAGACTATGGACCAATGAACATTGCTGGGGCACCAGGTGGCCCTATGAATGGCTTGCGTGTGCGTATGTATGACAAGTTGGCTAGACTCAATAACCTAGTAGACAGCGGCAACACGCCGAACTATGAGTCTATTGAAGATACACTACTTGACCTTGCAAACTACGCTATAATTGGGCTACTAGTCCAGCGTGGACAGTGGGAAGGTTTACCCGATTCGCATGACACAAAAGCAGAAGCGAGTAGTGGTTCTGTCAGACTTACAGATACCCTATCAAAACAACACAGTAGTGCAAGCAGTGACAGATTTTATAAGGGACTACAAACCCGATGAACTCTGGTGTGTAGGTGACGAACTAGATGCACCAGAGCCTAGTCGTTGGAACAAGGGCATGGCTGGTGAGTACGCAGGTACACTACAGCAAGGCATTGATGATACAAAAGAAATCATTAGTGAGTTTAAGAAAGCACTAGGTAAGAACAAACCATTTTATATTCAGCGAAGTAATCATACGGACCGTATTGATACATACATTCGCAAGTATGCCCCAGCGTTTAGCAGTCTCCGTTCATTAGAGATTGAAGAACTACTGGGGTATAACTCTTTAGGCATAACCTATCTACACCGCATGCATGAGTTGATGCCAGGCTGGGTAATGGCACACGGTGATGAGGGTAAGTTATCTCAGACACCAGGGGCTACAGC